AACAAAAATCAAAGCCGCCAACATTACCGCAATAAGTATATGAGCAACGCTCGCTCTTTTGGGTTTGAGTATTGAATAGGCAAAAGCGTCAGCTTCAAGCTCCAAAATTTTATTATCCCGATGTCTTGCAACGCTCGATTCCAAATGACCGAGTTTGATATGTCCCAGCTCATGAAGCAGCACGCACAGCTTATCGGATTCGGAAAGTTTATCATCAACAAAAATAATACTTACCGCGCCGCGATATGCAAAGCCGCTTGATTCGCCGGGGTCTATTTTGTATAGGGCAAGTAAATCGTCTCCTTTCGGCGTGTTAAAAAATACTGTGTCAAAACCGCATTTTTTAAGCTCGCAAATTACATCTTCAACTTTTATTTGTCTGTTGTATTTTTTACTTAAATTTGTTTCGTATTTTTTCATAGCAAATCCTTTCCCAAGGACTGCCATTATGCTACCGAGATTTTGGTAACGTCGTTATCGGCTCGTCATCATCAGGAGCCATGTGCACACCACCGCCAAAAGCGGCGATTGTGCCGTGTTCCGCAGTAGGCATTATACTGCCGGAGAGGTGATTAACTTCCGGCACATCTGTTCTTCCGAGAAGATAATCGACAGAACAATCAAGAAAGTCGGCTATACGGGCAAGGCTTATACAAGATAAGTGCTTTCCCTTAGAAAATTCTGATATGGTGTTAATGCCCATTCCCAATTCTGATAACATATCCTTTGTTTTTTTATCTTGACTTGATAAACGCATCTTTATTCTGTCTGCAATTTCTTTTGTTACATACATCCAAGCACCGCCTTTATTTTAAAAATCAATGTTTTTTGCACAAATAAGCAAGTGGTTTATTGTGCAAATCTTACAAACTCACGCTATAACGTGAAAATATTATTAAAAAGTCTTGACACTCACGCTATTGCGTGATACAATTCAATCATAAACTTGTTGCACGCAACAAGCAAAGAAAAAAATAAACCTCGCATAAGCGATAAATTTATCCTTCAAAACCATTATATTATATTTTGTCGAAAAATGCAATAGGTTTATATCAAATAATTATAAAAGGAGGTTTTATATATGGCAAATGAAATAAAAATTAGGTTGCTGTCGCTCGGTAAAAGACAGGTTGACCTACTTGCAGAATTGAGGAAGAGCGGATTTCCGTGCGCTAATCAATCGTCACTTTCGCGGTGCGTCAACGGCGTAGACCAAACTCCGAGCGCACTGGCAATGAAAGAAACCATTTATCGTATTCTCGATGAATGGAACAAAACAGCATAGGAAAGGAGGTGAGAACATGGAGCCGAGAATAAGCCTTATAAAAGCTGATTTATGGGAAATAGTCCGCAGCTTTTCATGGAGGAAGTACACCAACGAGGAAGTTGGAATACTTGTTGAAATGCTGCGCGACCTGCTAAAGCACGCTGACTTTGACACAAGGGTCAAGGAGCTGCTTGTTGATGAGGAAACAAGGGAAATCATCGAAAGCAGAAAAAATTCAAAACAGTTTTACCATGCGGCAGAAATGAAAGAGCAGTAAAAGGTAAGAAAAGCATAATAGCCGAGTATACTCCCCGGCTATTATGTAAGCTAAGACTACTGTTTATCGTGCAGTTCGCTCAGCCTGCTATAGACCTCATGCAGGTCATACCATGATTCTTTTACAAAGTCTCTGATTTCCTCTTTGGTGGCGAAATCTGCTTCACAAGTGCCTTCGCCGCCAAACCAAACTCGCATTTTTTCGAGGATTTCGGAAAACTTTTGTAAATCGCTGTTGGTATTCAATATATCACCTCCTCCCGATAGTGATATATATACTATACAACAAAAAAGGACAAAAATCAATAAAAAGAGGTGTAAAATGTGAAAAAAGATAGAACTTGGTTAAAAAATTTGCGTAAAAGCAAAGGAATGACCCGCCCGCAGCTTGCAAAAGAGTTTGGCATAGCGACAAGCACATATGCAATGTTTGAGGACGGCAGACGGCGCAAAGATATGTCCATAGAAACGGCGCAGAAACTTGCTGCTATATTCAACGTGCCGATAGAGTACGTTTTAGAGCAAGAAACCAAAGTGTCGTAAAGGAGGGTGGAAAAATGATAGACTTTGACGTACAAATCCTACCAACTATTGAGGTAGCGAAGATGTTCAAGACAACAAGTCCGAAAATCAAAGCGGCAATCTTAAACGGTACGCTTCCAATCGGATTTGTTGCTCAGAAACAGGACGAAAACGAAGTTGACCGAATTTTTATAGTAAAAAAACGTCTTGAAGCGTGGCTCAATGCCGAAGATTTGGTGCTTTGCAAAAATAGTTAATGGGATGAAAGGTGGTGAAACCCGTGGATAGAAAACCGGGGTCATATATCGCTGCCGCTGCGCGGAATGATGACTGGTATTTAAAGAAACTTGCACAGCGGCGCGACAGGCGCATGAGAGCCAAAAGGGCGGCGAAAAGTCCGCCGAAAGACGTGGACAAACTCACAGATGAGCTGGTTAAGGAGTTGGGATTCAGTGAATGACGAAAGGTTTAACAAGCTTTGTTGGCAAACGTTCAAATGTCCTCGCGGACAAGCAGTGTTCTGTGACGGAACGCCGAATCTGTCGCAAAAGGACAGCAAGAAAATGAAGGCTTGCCGCTACTTCAAAAACGGCAAGTGCAATAAACCGGAAGGAGAACAAAAATGATTAAGATACCCGCGATAATAACACTTATCGGAGCGGCGGCTCTCGGGATAGCCGAGGGCGACTGCACGGCGGCGGCAGTAATGGCGCTGTTGTTCGCGCCGATAATGTTAGAAAAAAGGAGGGATAAATGATGTTTTACTGGAGATGTCCAAACTGCGGGGCAGCGTCGGAAATGGCAAAGCTTTGCCCCGAATGTGCGGCAAAGAAAAAGGCTCCCGCCGCGCCAACAGCAGAAACCCGAAAAGAAATATATTTTCAAAACAATAATACCACAGAAAGGAGCAAAAGTCAATGACGGATTTTGAAATTTTATTCACAGAAAAATTCGGCAGCCGTTCGGATGGCGGATCGCACTACTGCGAGGAATGTGAAACTCCGATTGACCCACAGGACGAAAACCCGCGCGATGAGGACGGAAACGTCTTTTGCTCCGAACGGTGCAGACTGAAATACATAAGGAGGACATCGTGATGAATGCGTGCGTTAAGGTTGTAAACGTCAACAGCATATCCCATGACGAATGGCTCAAATATCGCAAGGACGGCATAGGCGGCAGCGATATAGGCGCTATAGTGGGTATGAATCCGTACCGGGGCGCATTTGACGTTTTTGTCGACAAGACAACGGACGAGAGTCCGGATATTTCCGACCGTGACCCTGTGTACTGGGGTACGGTACTTGAGCCGATTGTCGCAAAGGAGTTTGAAAAACGCAGCGGAAAGAAAGTTCGCCGCTGTAACTTTATTCTGCGCAGCGCCGAATCACCGTTCGCTTTTGCGGATGTGGACAGGCTTGTTGACGGAGAGGACGCGGGCCTTGAATGTAAAACCACGAATGCATTCAACTGCAAAGAGTGGGAAAATGACGAGGTTCCCGCGTCGTACGTTCTGCAATGTCAGTGGTATATGTATGTAACCGGGTATTCAAAATGGTACATAGCCTGCCTTATCGGCGGTCAGCGCTTTGTATGGAGTGAAATCAAGCGCGATGATGACCTTATAAAAATGCTCGTCAGCCGTGCGTGTGAGTTCTGGGACAATGTGCAAAATGGGATTCCGCCCGACATTGACGGCTCGGATTCATGCACGGAGTACCTCAACAGCCGATACAGCTCGGACAATGCCGAAACGGTGATTTTTACAGGCGATATTGCCGGGGCGGCTGCGGAGCTGTGCGAGGTGAAGAAACAGGAAAAAGCGCTGAAGGAATACAAGGCAGCGCTTGAAAACAAGATTAAGCAGTACATGGGCGAGGCGCAGGCGGGCGAATGTGAACGCTATAGCGTAAGCTGGAAAACACAGCGCGGCACACCGCGTTTTGACAGGGAATCACTTATCGAGGACTACGGAATAGCCGATATAAGCGATTACTACACAGAAACAAAAATAAGAAAATTTACTATAAAGGAGAAATCAGACAATGGCAAATAATCAGAGTATAAAGAACGAGCTTCAGAAGTCAAGCGGCGGCAAAGCAGCAAAATCACCGCAGAGCATTCAACAGTGGGTCAAGGCATATGAAGGTCAGATAGCAAAGGCTTTGCCGTCGGTGCTTACACCGGAGAGATTTTCACGCATGGCGCTCACCGCGCTTACGAAAACGCCAAAGCTCGCGTCATGCGACCCAAAGACATTTATCGGCTCAATGCTGACGGCGGCACAGCTCGGTCTTGAGCCTAACACACCGCTCGGACAGGCATATTTGATACCTTACGGCAAAGAGTGTCAGTTTCAGCTCGGCTATAAAGGCTTGATAGACCTTGCATACAGAAGCGGACAGATTAAGTGTATTATGGCTGAAATAGTTTACGAAAATGACGAATTCAGCTTTGAATACGGCTTAAATCCCGACCTTAAACATAAACCCGCAATATCAAACCGCGGCGAGAAAAAGTGGGTATATGCGCTTTACAAGTTAAACAGCGGCGGCTTTGCGTTCAAAGTAATGAGTATAGACGATGTTATCGAGCACGGTAAGAAATTCAGCAAGACCTTTAGCAACGGACCGTGGCAGACGAATTTTGACGAAATGGCAAAGAAAACCGTATTAAAGCAGCTGCTTAAATATGCGCCGCTCGCCTCGGAGTTTGTGAAGGGCGCAGCCTATGACGAGAGGACACTGGAATTTGACACTACGCATCCGGACGACCCCGATGTGGTTGCGGTTGACGATTACACGGTTTCGGACAGTGAAGAGGACAGCGGCGCTGCAAACGTAAGCTATGACAGGGAAACAGGCGAACTGAACGACCTCTCGGGAACGCCGTTTGAGGAAAAGGCATAATTATTGTCTGTTTTGTCCGATTTGCAAATATACAATGGATTTCGGAGGTGTAAAATGTGATAAACAAGGCTATTTTAATGGGAAGGCTGACCCGCGACCCGGAGCTTAGGCGTACAGACAGCGGCAAGGCGGTATGTAACTTTACCGTAGCAATAAACAACGGCTACGGTGAGGAACAGAAAGCCGATTTCGTGAGCTGCGTTGCGTGGAACAAAACGGCTGAATTTGTGAACAAATACTTCACAAAGGGCAGAATGATAATTGTTGTCGGACGGATTCAGACCCGTACATGGGAAGACCGGGACGGCAAAAAGAACTACGTGACGGAGGTTGTTGCGTCCGAGGTAGCGTTCGGCGAGAGTAAGAAGGACGCGGGCGGCGGCTCGGCGGGGTACACTCCCGCAGACGGTGACGGATTTACGCCGATAGATTCAAGGGACGATTTGCCGTTCTGATGAAAATAACGGTACATGACATTCCGCCGAGCAACAACCAATACATGGGAAATTCAAGGAATTTCAACATATACCGGCGGGAAAAAGAGCGTTGGCACTGGCTTATCAAGTCGGCGCTTACAAAGGTAAAAAAGCCGTGCGAGCCATACGAACGCGCGGCGGTACACATAATGTACTACTTCAAGGACAGGCGGCGCAGAGACCCCGATAATTACTCGGGTAAGATGATACTTGACCCGCTTGTCCGCGAAGGAGTGCTGAAGGATGACAGCTTTGATAATGTTGTTCTTATTCTATCCAAAATGGGTATCGATAAAGATAATCCAAGGGTAGAAATTGAGATTACAAAAATGGAGGACGCAAAATGGCGAGACCTATTAAGAAAGGCCTTGACTACTTTCCTCTTGATGTTGGTTTTTTTAACGATATTGCCATAAAAGGTTTAAAGGGCAAATACGGCGCAGACGGTATAACGGTTTACTTATACATACTATGCGCAGCTTACGGAGGACGCGGCTATTATATTAAAGCTGATGACGACTTCGAGGACGCCATTGTCGATGACCTTAATATGAGCTATGAGAAAATAGGGCAGATAATAAACTTCTTATGTAGACGGTCACTGCTGGATGGCAAACTTTTTACATCGGACAAGGTTTTAACTTCCCGCGGAATACAGGAACGATACCAAGAAGCGGTAAAGGCGCGTGGCGCAAAAACCGTTATTGATATTGAACAAAAATATTGGGTATTGGACGAAGGAGAGACAGCACCCTATATTAAGGTTACTCAAAACCATGGTTTTTCCGAGAAAAACGGCAGTTATTCCGAGAAAAACCCGAGTTATTCCGAGAAAAATGACACAAAGGAAAGTAAAGGAAAGAAAAGTAAAGTAAATGAAAGTAAAGAGAAGGAAAGCTCTGCCGCCGCTGCCGCCTGCTTCGCAGAATACGAAAAATACATCGGCACTATTACACCCTCGGTTGCGGAAGGGATAGACTTTTACCTCAGCAAGGGAATGACCCCGGAGCTGATTGTACGGCTGATTCAGTATTCATGCGAGAAGAATGCGAGGAGTTGGCAGTATATAAATGCGGTTATGCTCGGAAACCTGAAAGAGAAAATACTGACGGTCGATGACTATAACCGACATCAGGCAGAGCGGGCGGAAAAGGGCAAGGCTGCACCGAAAAAGAGCAAATTCAACAATTACACGGACACAAACAAGCCGGACTACTCAAATTTTTCGGAGCAGATATTAAAAGATATGTTGGGTGAGGAGGACTAAAAATGAAAATTAAGCCAAACTGTAAAAAGTGTTATTTTAGCGCGGCGTATTATGCCAATGATTGTTTAGCAGCGTGCGACAGTGCGCGGATAACAGAGCCTACGGTAATAAAGTATGACAAATTTTTAAAGAAAGAGCGTCAGTGCGTTAAACGTGCCAAGTGGGATGAGGAATGTAAATGCGAACAGTTTATTCCGAGCCTAAGCGAAGCGGACGGCGATTACGAACTTGAGGAGGAAATACGGTTTAATACCTCGTTTGATTGCCCGTTCTGCGATGAGGAAATTGATGTTTATGACGTGCAGATATGCGATACTAAACTCGTTAGATGTGACGAATGCGGAAAGCTGATAGCGGTTGACGGAGGTGATTATTGATGAAAGAAAAAGCGACGATATATGATTATGGGAGGTTATGCAGAACAGTAATAACGTGCGATAATTGCCCTTTGTGCGCAAAATACAATGGAACAAATTTAAGTTGTGATGATTTATTGATAAAAAATCCCGACAAAGCCAACGAAATAATCATAAACTGGTGCGAAGAACACCCGATAAAGACAAAACAAGATAAGTTTTTAGAGATGTTTCCGAATGCTAAATTAGATAGTAGTAGTATTATTGAAACTTGCCCTCTAATTATAGATAAAACAGCTTTTTGCGAGGGAAAATATTGCTTGGCGTGTAGAAGAAGTTATTGGCTTGCGGAGGCGGACGAAAATGTTTGAATTTAAGTATATGATAGGTGCAGATGTTGTTTATAACGATTTTGAACATTATATCTTGTGGCAAAAACATAAAGAGCAAGAGTGCTTTAAAACATACGGCATAAAGATTTTAAAAAACAATATTCCGGCAGCTTCGACTTGCAATCAATTCAGAGAGGGTCGTATATCTGCTTGCCCGTATTGCGTATCAGACAGATGTTTGATGTTTGGAAACGCACTGGAGAGCGGATATGGAGCATATGGTATAAGCTTACAAAAACGCAGTAAACGCTGTCGGGAAAAATATCCAAAAGGCAAAGATTTACTGCAAATTGAATTGGAGGTAGATGAAAATGAGTGAAAAAGAAAGATTGATTGAGATATTGGAAAGAGCTCCTAAAAGCTTACGGTATGAAGATTTACCTGATTATCTGCTTGAAAACGGTGTTGTGGTGTTGCCGTGTAAAATAAATGACCATGTTTGGTTTATAAAATCTGCATTTTCGGTATTAGTAAAACCTCTTGAAGCAAGAATTATAGATATTCGGGGCATAAGCATTGACCATAATATTTTGTATGAGTCAGTAACCTTATATAACGATTTAACAAGAAGGTTTACAAGTAATGATATAGGTACAAAGGTATTCCTCACCAAAGATGAAGCAGAACAAGCAATAGAAGCATTGAAAGGCGGTAATGAAAAATGAAAGGAGCCTTAGGGGATGAAAATTAAAACGGTAATATCGATTTGCAAGAAGGAAAGACATATTTCGCTGCTTAATGCGGCGGGACGGCAGTGGCTCGGAACGGGTGCGGCGCTCTACCCGCTTTTAGACGCGCCGCATTTTGACCGTGAATCGCTGTGTGCAACCTATGACATAGACGACGCGGCGCGGGAAAAGATACGGTTTACGGAGGGCGAAGCACCTTCCACACTTTGTTTTGAAACCTCCGACCAGACGGAGAGCGAGGCAAAGTGTGATGGAATGACAATCGGCTACGGCGGGGATATACTCCGTCCGGTGCATACGGAGCAGGGCGTAATGTTTATAAACGAGAAATATCTTGCGCCGTTTGCGGGCGATGACGCTGATATATACGTCCGATACATGGAAGGCGGCACGCCGTATTTTGCAGTAAAGCGCGGGTTTATGCTTTACGGGATAATAATGCCGACGGCGGCAGGTGAAAACTTTGCGGACGAGCTGAAACAGCTCGCAAGGGAAATTGAGGTGAATAGAGAGAATGAATAACAGATACATATTCAGAGGAAAGCGAAAAGATAACGGCGAGTTGATATATGGTGATTTAATCATTGACCAATATGGTAAGTATTACATACACCCTAACGCAAATGCATTTTCTGTTAATGAGTACAATTTAGCAAAATGCATACAGATGATTGAAGTTATCCCCGAAACAGTCGAGCAATGCTCGGGAGTTCCCGACAGGAACGGCAAGCTGATGTACACGGGCGATATTATAAACGCATTGTTTGATTTCGGAATGCCGATAAAATCAGTATGCGGTTTTAAAAATGGGTCATTTGGGTTATTGGCAAAGCAACACGGTGCCGAACATTTTCACGCATTTATCTCACTATGGAACGTCAAATATGAAGTAATCGGCAATATTTACGACAATCCCGAATTGTTGGAGGTGGAGAGATGAACGCGCAAGAAGTAATTGACATTATGAAAATAGCTATTGCCGAGGTTGAGTGGAATTACCCTTTAGATTATGCTATTGCTTTCGAAGAAGCGATAAAAGCTCTTGAAAAACAGATACCGAAAAAGGGAATTATGATAGGTGACAATTATTCAAGCGTACTGTCCTGTCCCAACTGTCGCGAGCCGATAGTAAACGTTTGGAACATTGCTAAATATGAACCGAACTATTGTCATTATTGCGGACAAGCTTTAGATTGGAGTGATACAGAATGACAGATGAACAGATTATAAAGGTTTTTGAGGAGCGTGAATATGTATGAGTTATTCAATGTGTGACGACTGTAAATATGTCAAATATTCTTTTGACGGTGGGAGTACAAAGTGCGGTTATCGTGGGAAAAAAGATTGTAATTTCACCCCAAGAGAAAAGAAAGATTTAGCAAAAGATAAGGTGAGGAACAAAAATGACAGATAATGAAATTATAAAAGCTATGCAGTGTGTTATAGGAAATGGTGTAAGTTGCTCCGAATGCGAATATCAGAAAGCTCTACCTTATCAACCGCCAAAAGTTAGATATTGAGAGCCTAAAACAGATAATTGACGAACAAGATAAAGAAATCATCAAATTGCAAAAACGGATTATATTCTGGCGAGAGGATTTGAACTATCAACCCGAAAAGATAAAATCCGAAGCAATAAAAGAGTTTGCAGAGAGATTGAAAAGCATATCGATAGGTCTTGAAATAGGGGACGACAAAAAATTTAAAATGACGGTAGTAAGCACCGTTGCAATCGACAAAATTGCAAAAGAAATGACGGAGGTACAGAAATGATTGATATATACATTGATGACATTAAATTAAAATTGCCGTTTGGATATGACGGTGACAAAAATAAATTAGCCGTTGAAAGCGGCGAAAACAAAGCCTTACTGATATTTGACGATGATGTGCTTTTTCAGCTATACGTTTTGACAAAAAACAGATGTGAAATGAAAGGACTGACCCCAATTTATAATACAGGGCGCGGCACACATGGGAAACAGACAACAAATTGCAGCTTCGGAAGAAAAGAATACAAAGTAAAGGAGCAAGAAAATGAAAAATAGCAAAGATAACACATTGGTAGTAAAGCCTTGTCCATTCTGCGGCGGATATCCGCTTATCTATAATGCCTCGGGGGTATATATCGAATGTGCAGAGTGCGGCACAAGCACAATGCAGAAAGAAACCCAGCGCGAGGCTGTGGAGCTTTGGAATACGCGACTTGTGTTCGGCGAGGATAGCGGAACGGACAGCGCGGAAAACGGAGCAAACGGCGATGAATAAGTACATATTTCCGATACTGCTGATAATTTTAGACATTGGCGCGGCGGTTATATATGCCGCCTGCGGCGATATGAAAAAAGCCGTATACTGGATTGCGGCGGCGGTACTGAATATAACGGTTACATTTTGAGGAGGGAAACATAGATGAGAGTATTGATTGCGTGTGAAGAAAGTCAGAGGGTATGCAGTGCATTTAGAAAACGAGGGCATGAGGCATACAGTTGTGATGTTATAGACCAAAGCGGAGGACGTCCCGAATGGCATATAATGCAAGATGTGTTACCGTTGCTTAATGGGCATTGTGAATTTAAAACCCGTGATGGTATTAAACACAGCATAGACAGCAAATGGGATTTAATTATCGCACACCCGCCGTGTACATATTTAAGTAATGCCGGAGCAAGACATTTATGGAAGGGACACAAGCTAAATACAGAACGGTATGAAAAAGGATTAAGCGCAAAAGAGTTTTTCTTAAATTTTATTAACGCTGACTGCAGCCGAGTTTGTGTTGAAAATCCGATACCGTCAAAAGTTTATGAGTTACCGCCGTACTCACAAACCATTCAACCGTATCAATATGGTCATCCATACACAAAGAGGACTTGTTTATGGCTTAAAGGTTTAAACAAATTAAAGCCAACAAATATCGTTGATGTTGTCGGCACATTTTGTCCAAGTGGTTCGTACAGCAATAAACACGGCGAACAACATAAAGGTTTATTTACTAAAAACAGAGCAAAGGAACGCAGTAAGACATTTCCCGGTATTGCCGAAGCTATGGCGGAACAGTGGGGATAATTAAATCAAGGGGGCGAGGATTTGACGGTAAAGGAATTCTTGAAAAGAGGGCGGCTGCTCAACAGAGAAATACTGGAGCTTACGGAGGCACGGACGAGGGCGTTTAATGCGGCGTGCGGCGGCGCGGTTGATACAAGTGCGGAAAGAGTACAGACAACACCCGCGAACGGCTCGGAGGGCAAATTTTTAGCCTATGCGGCATACGGTGCAGAGATAGAAGAACGCATCCGCGAGCTGAACGGGTACCGTCAGCGTATGCTTGAAATCATTAACAGGGTGGAAAACACTACATATCGCTCCCTTCTTATTGCCTATTATATCAACTGCAAGACGTGGGAGCAGGTCGCGGAGGATATAGGCTACGATTCGAGATATGTGTATAAATTACACGGCCGCGCTTTAAAAGAATGCACTTTTCCACAAAGAGGACATTAAAAGACAGGGTTGACCTGTGCTATAATGTAAACTGATGAAAGAATACCCAAGAGGCGGGCGCGCAGGCGTTCGCCTTTTGTAATGCAAAGAGAGGTGGTGAGCGGTGGCAAAAAAACTGACGGACGAACAGATAAAGAACATTATAGCCGAACGTGCGGAAGGCATGAGCTTTCGGACTATTGCGAAAAAGCATAAGGTTTCGGAAAGTACGGTGCGTAATTACTGTGCGGATTCGGATAATGAGAAATTTGCGGAAATTTGCGCACAAAAAAATGAGCAAAACGCGCAGAGCGTTCTCGCATACATGGAAACCAAGAAGGACGTTGTATGCGAGATTATAGACGGCTGCCTGAACGAGATGACGGACGTGGACAGGCTGAGTGCCGCGAGCCTTAAAGAGCTTGCCACGGTTATGGGAATCGTGATTGACAAGTTTACAAAGACGGAAAGCAGCGCGGGAGCAAACGGCGAAAACCAGGCAAGCCTGCTTGAAGCAATAGAGAAGGCGGTAAAGAATGCGGATTGATACCTTTTCACCTAAACAAGCGGAAATATTAAAATTTGCATATTCGGACGATGAAACCCTTATATGTGATGGAGCTGTCCGCAGCGGTAAAACTATCGTAATGACCCTTGCGTTTGTGTTGTGGGCGATGTCGAATTTTGACCGCACAAACTTTGCCATATGCGGCAAGACGGTATCAAATGCCGAGCGGAATATCCTACGGCCGTTTGAACAGCTTGAAAATCTACCGTTTACGCTCCAATACCGAATATCAAACAGAATGCTTACGGTGCGCTGCGGTGATAAAGAGAATTGGTTTTATTTGTTTGGCGGCAAGGACGAGAGCAGCTATGCGCTTATACAGGGTTTAACTCTTGCCGGAGTTTTGTTTGATGAAGTAGCGCTCATGCCGAAATCGTTTGTTGACCAGGCTATAGCAAGAACGCTGTCCTTCAAGAATGCGAAATTGTGGTTTAACTGTAACCCGGAAAGTCCAAGCCATTGGTTTTACACTGATTGGATAACAAACAAAGAGAAAACGTACAAACACCTACACTTTTTGATGAACGATAACCCGATACTGGGCGAGGATGAAATCAAACGAGCCGAAAGCCTTTTTACGGGAGTGTTCTATGAGCGGTACATACTCGGTCGGTGGGTACGTGCGGAAGGTATTGTATTTGAGGACTTTGCAAATAACCCCGAAAAATATATCGTTAAACGCGAGGACGTTCCGATGAATTTCAAGTGGCTTGAAATCGGATTTGATATAGGCGGTAACGGCTCGGCATATGCGATGACGGCAAGCGGCGTTGACTATGACAACAATGTATACATACTGAAATCGCGAAAAAAACAGGCACAGGAGCTGCCCATGGCAAAGGTTGAGGAATTTGCTCTTGCTTTTGTTGATGAGGTAGAACGGCAGCATAACAGACACATACGCACGGTAAATACCGACCATTCGGATGTGGTTATAAACACACTTAACGAAAAGCGGTATATATTCGGCAAGACATATAAACCACCGCTTGAGGACAGAACATTTCTTGTCAATCTGTTAATGGCACAAGGGCGGCTAAAGTTTATCGAGGGCGAATGTAACGACCTTGTAGACGAGCTGCAAAACCTAGTGTATGATGATAAAAACGAAAAGCCGATAGTGCTTGATGACGGAACAATGCAAATAGACAGCTGGGACAGCATGGTCTATTCGCTTGCGGGTAACTGGCATTATTTGAGCGATAAAGGATAGGAGGAAAAAATGAAGGAGTTTTTGAAAAACTTTTGGAAAAACCTGCTGACAATGCTTGACGGCAAAATCAATCAATGGCTGAATAGGTCGGGCGGTACCGTTGAAACAACAGACGCGGGCGATGATACGATTATAAACTTCTTTGCAATGGTTCTGCGAAAGGTGCTGAACCGTGCGCTTATGGGCGCTGAGTTTGATGTTATATCTGACAGTACACAGGCAGAGCCGCTGAAAGAGTTGTGCGGGGATTTAAACCGTAACGCGTACAAAATAACGGCGAATATGTTGGGCGGACATACACGGTCGGAATGTTGGGTTGTGCCGTCCTTTATTACCGTAGCCGGTCAGCAGAAACTCGTTCATTCGTATGCCGACGGTGAGCGCATATGTATAACGGCGCTTAAAGAGGACGGGCAGATAAGCGAGTGCTATATAATTCTGAATGCGGTAAAACGCAGAAACAGGATATATTTTCTTTGCCGCAAGCATGCGCTTGACGATAACGGAAATCTGACAATATCGTATTTTACGGCGGATGAAAATGCACGGGAGGTGTCGGCGAACATTCCCGAATGGAACGGACTGCGCGAAACCGAGATTACATATCCGGGAGCTAACCATATAGGCTTTGGACGGTATAAATCGCCGGTGATTCCGCTTAATGATGATACGGTTTACGGTGTGCCGCTGAATTACCGCTGTGGATTTATCGAGCAGCGGCTGCAGGAAGCGGCGGACATGATAGCGCACGAGATGAAAGCGTCAAAAAAGATGCTTTTTCCCGACTGGAGCATTGTTAAGGAGGACAAGCGCGGTAGTGTACACAGTCTCGGCTATGCCATAGACGGATACATTTATCCGCAGAAGAAAAAAGCGGGAGTTGACGGCAACTTAATTGATGAGTATTGCCCGAATATCCGAAATACGGAATTTGCAGCATATCTGACAGACCTTCTGTGCCAGTATCAGGCGCAAATGGGGGTGCGTGACCTTATAACGCATACCGAGAACACGGGCGGCGCAACGGCAACCGAGATAAAAAGCAAAAATGCCGACAATATGGCGCTTGAACAGTCTGTGCGCAAGGCGCTGCGGGCGGGTAACATAATGACATTGGAGGCGGACAGCATATACCTCGGTATTCCGCGCGATTTGTGGGAGTATGACGAGGATTTTAAGGATATTTACGAGGACGAACAGCAGACATTGAATAACCTCATGACACTGTACGACAAAGGCGCGGTTGAGCTTGAGGATATAGTCAGATATTGGTTCCCGACATTTGACGATGAGCAGATAGCCGAGAAGGTGGCAAGAATAAACTCGGCAAAGGAAAGCGGCGTAAATAAAGGCTTGGAAGATATGCTGAAAATGTGAGGTGCGGAAAATGGGATATACAAACACGCGGTTTTGCGAAAATATGAATTATCCTCAGTTTGAGACGGAGGGCGAATTTGATATACCGATATTGGAACCGTACAAATATCAGCCGGCGGAGTTTGTCGGATTCAACTACGCAAGAACGACGGAACACAAAGCCGAAAAAGGACTGCACTTTTTCCTTGACGATTATCAGTTTGAAAGACTGTGGCGCAGTCCTATGAATTACATAGACTTATTAGAGCAATACCAATGCGTAATGACACCCGATTTCAGCTTGTATATGGACTATCCGAAGGCTTTGCGGATATATAACCACTGGCGTAAGCATTTTAACGGAAAAACATATTATAAAAAGATAAAAAATTCAACTACTTGGTACGTAAAGTAGAGGTATAGCAAATGTACAACCCCGAAAAAATAGAAAAATATGCCGAGGCGGTATTTGACCGACTTAATTATTTTAACGATTACACGCTTAGAACGATTGCGCGGCGGATAAAAGCAGTCGGGCAGCTGTCAGCGGCAGACCAACAGGCGTTAAAGAATATATCGGACATCACAGGGGACATGAAGGCGATTACACAGAAACTCGCGGATATTACCCGAATGAATGTGGCGGACGTTGAAAAAATGTATACGGAAACCGTCACGGATGGCGTAAACACTTACAAGCCTTTGTACGATTTGAAAAACCTTCCCTTTGTTCCGTTTGAGCAAAACGAGTATGCACAGCAGCTTGTACGCAACTGGGCAATGCAGACGGCGGGCGAGATGATAAATTTAAGCCGCACAACCGCGCTTGGATTTGATAAATATGACGCGTTCGGAAACGTAATCGGACATACACCGCTTGAAGGTGCATTTGAAAAGGCAATATCAGGTGCGGTTGCTGCGGTATCGAGCAGTACAACCGATTTTAACACAGCAATGTCAAAAACTGTTGAGGAACTCGGCGGCAGTAGTGTAAAAGTCACATACGGCAGCGGTATAAACCGCTCGCTTTCGGCAATGGTGCGTCAAAATATTCTGTACGGTGCGAAACAATCCGCACAGGCATATGATGACTATATATCCGCCGAGCTTGCGCTTGACGGCGTGGAAATTGACGCACATCCCGGCTGCAGGCCGACCCACCTCGTTATGCAGGGCGGTATATATGCGCTGAGCGATAAAACGGTAACCGTTGACGGCGTGGAGTATAAGGGACTTTATGAGGATATAGGCTGCGAGGACATGAAGGAAACCGGCACGGTGCAAGGCTTGCTTGAAGATTACGGCTGTCTGCACTTTAAAACAGGGGTTATGCTCGGAGTGTCGGAGCCGAGATATTCGAAGGAGGAGCTTGAACAGATACGGCGGGAAAGTACGGAGCTTTTGGAGTATGACGGCAAGAAAAAAACGCTTTTTGAGTGGAAACAGACGCAGCGGCGGCTTGAACGTGCAGCACGCGAAAAGCAGACACAGGCGGATATGTTCCGCGAGGCGGGAAATATTCCAAAGGCGAGGGAAAAGGAAAAAGCAGTTGCCGCATACCGCGCAAAATATGACGATATGTGTGAAAAGCTGGGACTTACACCAAAGCTCGAACGCATGAGAACGTATAAGGGAAGTTTGGACAAAACGGTTGACAAAGGCGGCAAAAGTGGTATAATGGGTAATGTAAAAAATAAATCGGGAGTAACGGACGTGCATTACATAGGTAAAATTGATAGGGAAATATATCAAGGTGTTTCTGAAAACAGAATACTTTCTGATGATGTTATTATTACAGATAACAGAATTCAGCACATAATAGAGCGCAGAGGGCAAGCGTTTTACGAAAAGTATAAAATGAGATTTTCGGATATTATAAGCGACCCCGATTATATATTTGCAGACAAGATGATTAACACTGCGATTGTTTCTAAAACATTTAAAGAGGATGGCGTTTCCGTGAATGTTGTACTCAGAGTGATAGTTGAGGGTGAAAACCCCAATTATAAAAACTCAATTATTACGGCGATAAAAGAGAATGACAAGCGTTTTGAACAGAGATTGCGAAACAATAAGTTTCTGTATAAACGACTTGACAATTCGGAATAAATGTGATACAATTAACGTACAATAAGAATGGTTATTCGAGGTGGTAAATTTCGTAGCGACCACACGCCGATGGTAACGACAAGGGGAAACCCTGAGAGATGCAGGAGAGTGCTACGCCTGCCGAATAACCGACCACAAAGGGATTGCTTCGGCAGTCCCTTTTAATATGCCTAAAATTCAATAATTCAAGCGTTTACTTCAAAAAGAGGTAAGCGCTTTTATTATACCTAAAATTTTGTCAGTTGATTAGACGTAAAACAGTCGAGCCGAGTGGAGCAACCACGTAAAAAAGCGTAGGCAGAAAGGAACAGAAATGAAAAGAGAGGAAATCAAGGCGATATTCGACGAGGCAACAGACGAGCAGCTTAAAAGAATTATGGATTTGAACGGAGCTGACGTTGAAAAGGTCAAGGGAAGGGTCACAGCGCTTGAAACTGAATTAAAAGAGAAAAACACAGCCCTTGAAAACCTTAACGGCGAGTTTGAAAAGCTCAACCGGAGCAGTGCAACCGCGGAGGACTACAAATCCAAGTTTGAAACGCTGCAAAACGAGATTGCCGAAAGAGAACAGGCGCGCGAGGCGGAGGAACGCGAAATCGCGGAACGTGCGGAATTTGATAAGTATTTCGCAGACAATAACAGGGAGTGGAGCAACCCATTTATTGCAGACGGATATTTCGGAAAATTCAAAGAAGCAAAGAAAGCGCCCGAAAACAGCGGCAAAATGTCGGCGGATATTCTGCATGAGCTGACAAAGGACGATAAAACCGCGTTCAAGGGCGTTACGGCAGAGGTTAAGCTTCCGGGCGTGCAGCCGCTCAGCGGTGTTGACGCCGATGCCGAAACCGCAAAGGCAAGGGCGGTAATGGGGTTGGCTTAAACCCCCGAAATAATAAACAATAAAAGCAAAGGAGATTATTTATGGCAAATTCAATTACACTATTCAAAAAGTACATAGACCTTTTGGACGAGGTCTACAAGAACGCTGCGAAAACAGCAATTCTTGACGGTGACAACTCGCTTGTCCAGGCGGGGTCGAACACGCACGAGATTGTTATCCCGAAAATCTCTATGGACGGTCTCGGTAATTATTCGCGCAACGGCGGATATGTTGACGGCGACGTGACCCTCACAAACGAAACGGTTGCGTTTAACTTTGACCGCGGCCGCGCGTTCACGGTTGACGCTATGGACAACGAGGAAACTGCGGGCGTTGCTTTCGGCAAGCTGGCAAGCGAGTTTATCCGTACAAAGGTTGTCCCCGAAATGGACGCTTTCCGTTTTGCACAGTATGCGGGAACAAGCGGAATTTCAAAGGTATCTGCGGGCGCAACACTATCGACAGGCGCGGACGTGATTTCGGCGCTCCGCGTGGGTACTACCAAAATGGACGAGGACGAGGTACCTATGGAGGACAGGCATTTGTTTATCACTCCCACGCTCCACGGACTTATTCAGGATATGGACACAACCAAGAGCCGTGAGGTTATGAGCAGATTCGCAAATGTGGTACTTGTACCGCAGAGCCGTTTCTATACCGCAATCGACCTTTATGACGGCACAACCGACACATCAAGCCAGTCGGGCGGGGTAAATCAGAAACCGGGCGGCTTTGTGAAAGCAACTGCGGGCAAGGACATCAACTTTATGATTATCCACAAACCCGCGCTTTTGCAGTACACCAAACACACGGTAAGCAAGGTTATCACGCCCGAGGAAAATCAGACAGCGGACGCGTACAAATTCCCTTACCGCGCATACGGACTTGCGGACGTTTACGAAAACAAGGTTGCGGGTATCTATCTGCACCACAAGGCATAAGGGGGCGAGAGCATGAGAACGGTAGGACTTCAGATATTCGATGAGCCTAAAACTGAAAAGCCAAAGGCAACAGACAAGCCTAAAACTGAAAAGCCAAAGGCAAGCACCGAAAAATAGCCGAAAGGGGCGGTTTTGCAATGTATCTGACATATATAGAATATAACCTTATGGGCGGTACTCTTGACGAGACCGCCTTCAATACTCTTAACCGCAGGGCGCAGCGCCTTATAAACGCACAGGCGGGCGGAAAGACAGGTGAAAGAATAGGTAAGCTGGCGGAGCTTCCGCAGGCAGTTTTAGACTGCGTTTTTGACCTTATAGCGCACCTGTCCGAAAACTCGTTCGGCGGTCAGACCGTGCAGAGTGAGAGCCAGTCTCTCGGCGGTCAGAGCGAAAGCTACACCTATGCGCGGCTTACAAAGGACGAGACAGACGCGGAAACAGAGAGTATAATATTTGATTATCTCTATCCTGTCAAGATTGACGGTGTTTCAATTCTTTATCGGGGGGCGGACGCATGAAAATACGATTTGACGTAAAATGGGGTACAAACGTAATCGATGTACCGATATGCACCGAGCCGCAGAACGGAAACGGCGGATTGAGCAATCTGAAGGACAAAACCTTTACAGTAATAAACCGCATACCGGCCGCGGCGGGCAGTTCGCAGATTGAAAAATGGCTAAAAAATACATTGAGGTGCTGCGACAGGCTTGACGGTATTTATGACAGGACAAACGGAACAATGGTGCGTGCGGCGGACACATGGACGGCGTGGCTCGGTGACTGGCAGAGCTTTAAAACGCCCGACTGGCTCGATGACGGATATTATACGCTGACAGACGATGAAAAGGCGCGTTTTTATACCGCTAATGTCGGCGATTTACTGATTTTTAACGAAATCCCCGATTCAGCGCCGACCGATGAACGCGGATTCCGCGCACTTATTGACAAGTACAAAAGTATGGGCGGTATCATCACGGGCGTTAAGGCATACATCAACTACAAGCCAAACGGCGCACCGTGGCGCACCAACCATATAGAGCTTACAAGGGGGTAGAACATGGGAAAAACAAAGGCAATAACGGACTGGCTTATGCAATGCCCGGAGCTTTGCGCGCTGTGGAACATTTCCGCAGAGGAAACGGACGGAGCAAACGTCATACTTCCGAGCGGCACAAGCTACAGGCGGAATATCGATGACCGTATCGACATAACGGGAGCGTATGAGGCGGATATAACCCCGTTGCCGTCCGTGTATGAGGAATTTCAGATTAACTGCTATAAAGCGTTCACAAACAACAATAACGAGTATAACGTAATGAATTTCGAGGACGTTGAAAAGGTTATTGAATGGATACAGAGCATGGACGAGGCGCAGAGCTTCCCCGATATTGACGGCAAAAAGGTCGTTGCAGTTGACTGCTTTCCGTTTCAGCCGCAGATACGCGCGATAAATTCCGAGGAAAATATCGTGTGCTATTATGTAACGCTGCGTATTACATATGTGAACACCGCGAGAGGGCGGTCGGTCGGATGGGAAATGTAAAAGCCGAGATTGACGTAAGAGGAATTACCGAGGCGACATACAACAAGCTGCATGACCCGTCATTCGGTTTGTTTATGGCTCATGAGTGGCATGACCTGATAAAACCGTTTACTCCGCACAGGGAAGGTTTTCTTGAAAACAACGTCACATATGAGCCGTTTCTGATACATTACAACGAGGAATACGCGCATTATATGTACGGCGGTATCGTCTATGTTGACCCGGTATACAAGGCGGGCGGCTTTACAAATGACGGCGGGGTTAATTGGTTTAGCCGGAAGGGTGTAAAGAAAATACCTTCGGGAAGGACATTCAATTACATCAAAGACCCGAACAAACAGGCTACGCACCATTGGGACAAAGCGGCAGAGCTTGCGGGACAAAAAGACAAGCTGATTACAGCCTCAAACAGGTATTTACGGAGGTTAGGCTGATATGGCGGCAAGAAAGACAAAAAATATTTTATTGGGAGGAAAAAACACTATGGCGGCAGCAACAGATTTTAATGTAGGCGCGAACGTAAAGGCGGCGCGCAAGCTCCTTATTACACTTGTGGATGTTTCGGACAGCGAAACGCCCGAGTGGGAGGTGGTAGGCAGAGGGGTAGAGGACAGCTCGATAGAGCTTAACCCCGATACGGAAACAAAAACGGATATACTCGGCATAACCGACACGGCGGTAAACAAATGGGAGCCGTCGCAGTCGCTTGAGCCGAACACGGTGAGGGGCGGATCAAAGCTGAATTTCAAGCTGCACAGGATATGGCAGGACAAGAAACCGGAGCTTCTCTCGCAGTTTAACGTGATGATTGTGTATGCGTACATAGACGGCGCAACAACCGGCACGTTCGAGGCAGAGGTGCAGAAAAACTGCACGATTAACATCACATCAATCGGCGGCGACGCTCATGTTGATATGCCGATTGAAATTTCGTACTCCAACGACAGCACAAAGGGTACGGCAACAAAGACAGACGGCAGCTGGGCATTTACCGCAGCGGCATAAGTCAAAAATCAATACAAAGGGCGGTTTTTGCATACCGCCCTTTAGTTTTAAGGAGGATAAGACATGGCGGGTATTACACTTAAAAAGGGACTTGAACCGTTTGAGATATATTTTGAGGACGCGGACGTGACCGAAACAATATACTTTAACCCTTCGGACAGCAACCTTCCCAAACGGCTTATCGAGTGCCGCGCACTGATTGAGGAAAAGTCGAAAAAGATTAAACCGTATGAGAAAAACGGGGACGGAACGCCTGCGGACGCAGACGGCGCACTGGAGTATCTCAACGAAACCAACAGCGTTGTATATGACGCGCTTGATTACGCTTTCGGCAATAAGGTCAGCGATACCATTTTCAAGCATTGCGGACCGTTTTCGGTGATTGACGGCGGATATTACATACTGAACTTTTTGGATGCGGTTGCGCCGGAGCTTGAAAAGCTCATAAAAGCACATCAGAAGTCGGCAAACACCAAAGCCGAAAAGTATTTGAAGAAATACGGGCGGTAGTCTATGGAAAACAGGCGGCTGACAACGGAAATCAAGATACTTGGGAAAATATATCCCATAAACCGCAAGGGCGATTATGACATGGTTTTGGACGTTATAGAGGTGTTGAACGACAAAGAGCTGACGGACAATGAACGCGGCGCGGTTGCACTCGGGATATTTTATGACTTTAATCTGCCCGAAACGGCAGAGGGGATGAAGATTGCCGCGGACGAAATGGTAAAATTCATCAACTGTGGCGAGGAGCCGACCCCGAACAATCAAAAGCCGATAATGGACTGGAATAAGGATTTTCCTGTGCTTGTAGCGCCGATAAACCGTGTTTTGGGGTTTGAGCTACGTGAGCCGGGGCGGTATGTTCACTGGTGGACATTTGTGTCGGCGTACATGGAAATCGGCGAATGTACGTTTCAGACAATTATTGGCATACGCAACAAAAAGCGCAAGGGCAAAAAGCTCGATAAAGGAGAAGAGGAATTTTACAGGAACAATCGCACAAAGGTTGACCTTCCTGTTGAATACTCAACCGAGGAGGAGCAGCTTTTCCGCAAGCTGCTCGGCGATGATTATGTATAGGAAGGAGGAAAGCTATGGCAGACGGAAAAATAACACTTAAAGTCGGTTTGGACACGAAGGATTTAGGCGCCGAGGTAAAAAAGTTGGCTAACCGCTTTGACGCGGCAACACAGTCGGTTGAAAAACAGACAAAAAAGGTTGATGAGCTTAAAGCGCACCTTGCGGAGCTTAATAAAGGCACTGCGGATATTAAGGACAGCGGGGTTGCAAGGCTGCAAACACAGCTTGACAAAGCAAACGCTAGCATTGAAAGAACAACTGCGGAGATTGCGCAGTTGAATGCACAGTCGGAGGCTATAGCGGCGGGCGCGTTAAAAACGCCGTCGGGCGCGACGCTTTTTTCAAAGGGTGAAGAACAGCAGCTTGACGCGATTGTGCAGAAATTAGACACTCTTGAGCCGAAACTAAATGCCGATAAGCAGAGAGCCGCAGAACTCGGCGAACAGCTTAAAGGCGCGGTGGGGGCGGCTACACAGTCGGAAATCGAAGCAACGAATCAAAAGCTCGCAGAGGCGGAAACAAAGCTCGAAGGCTTGAAGGTCAAAGCGGAGGACGCGGGCAACAGGCTGAGCACAAAAATGGAAGAAACCCACAAAGCGACAAGCGAGGTTGCAAGCGGATTTGAAAAGCTCGGCAACAGGCTGAGAGGAATGGTAAAGCGGGTATTTTTGTTTTCTTTGCTTACAAAGGCGTTGCGTGGTGTTCGTGAAACAATAGGTAATGTACTTATGTCGGATACCGAACTGCAAAGCGCGCTTTATCAGCTGCAAGCGGCGTTTTGGGCGGCGTTTGCGCCGATATTTTCATATGTCGTTCCCGCGCTTAAAACATTGGTAAACTGGATGACCGCGGCGGTGGTCGCAGTCGGAAAGCTGATAGCGGCGCTTACCGGCAAATCATACAGTGCAATGCTTGAACAGGGCAAAGCGATTAAGGAACGCGCCGCAGCGTACGGAAAGAGCGCAAGCGGGGCGAAAAAGGACACAAAAGCCGTAAAGGATAATACAAAGGCTCTGCAAAAACAGCTTGCCGCGTTTGATGAACTGAATATTTTGCAGGAGGACAAAGGCGACACAAGCGCGGGCGCAGGCGGAGACGCGGGCGCAGGCGGAGACGCGGGCGCGGGCGGACTTGCGGGGGCGGCGACAGAAGGCGCAGGTTTTGATACATCAAAAATTACAGCAGACCTATCCGCTCTAATGATGGCTATTGGCGGTGCATTGGCGGCAGTTGGTCTTATATTACTTTTTGCGGGTCATATAGGAATCGGACTTGGGTTTATAATCGCCGGAGCTTCTGCCTTTTCTGTAGGACTTATAAGTTGGAGAGAAAATGATTATGGAGGAAAAATAAGCCAACGGTTATCCACCATAATGGTGATTGCTGCTTCTGCATTAGCTGCAATAGGTTTAGTTGTATTATTTAGCGGTAATATCGCGCTTGGCTTAGGATTTATTGCTGCCGGGGCGGCTATATTTGGAGTTCAGCAACTTTCGACAAGTAAGTATGACGGAAAGGACATAAGCGCGCAGTTAATGATTATATTAAATGCCGCGTCATATTATATTTTATGTATCGGATTGCTTGTCATGCTTATACCCGGTACGTTTTTAGTGGGCTTAGGTATGGTAGTTGCGGGATTGGCACTCTTAAAGTACACAGAAGCAACCATCGGAAGTGGGGAAGCACACAGCGCAATAGATAACTTCTTTAAAAACAATCTTAAACTTGTTATGGGAGTTGGCACGGCGCTCTTGCTTATTGGCTTGCTTTTGTGCGTTTGTGCGCCGGCGTTTCCGCTTGGATTAGCTCTTATTTTTGCAGGTGCCGGTCTAATATGGAAAGCGGCAGTATTAAGTAATACAGACGCAAAGAACGCGCTTGTTAAATTTTTTGCTGATAATCAAATGCTGTTCATAGGTATAGGCGCAGCTATGATGGTTATAGGGTTCATGATAATGTTCATATCAGGAGGCGCGGCAATGATGCTCGGTTTGGGCATATTGTTTGAAGGTGCGGCGCTTGTGTATTCTGCGGCAAATGCAGACTGGAACCAAATGAGAAACAGGGTAACAACCGCCGTGGATGCGGTTGGCAGTTGGCTAAAAACATGGGGATTACTTGCGCTTGGTGCTATACTGGCGTTCAGTGGAATAGGCGGTGCTTTAGGAATAAGTCTTATGAGAAAAGCGGGCGCAAATCTCACAAAGGCACAAGACCCCGTGTGGAGTACAATAACAAATAAAATAAAAGAGGTTTGTGGCGATATTAAGACCTATTGGGACGGTCATATCGCAAAATATTTTACTGCTGAATGGTGGGGCAACCTTGCAAAAACAGCGGTTAACGGGTTTGTAAAGTTTTTTATAAACGGTTTAAATACGTTAATAAGTAAGATAAATTCGTTTGGCTTCAATATGCCCGAAGTTTTAGGCGGTAAGCACATTGGTTTTAATATTCCCAAAATCAGCGTTCCCGCCCTTGCGCGTGGCGCGGTCATACCTCCGAATCGTGAATTTATGGCGGTACTCGGCGACCAGAAGCACGGCACGAATATTGAAGCTCCGCTTGATACAATCAAGCAGGCTGTCCGCGAGGTGCTGGCGAGTGAGGAACGCTCCGGCGGCGGAAATCAGACAATAATTCTTGAACTTGACGGCAGAGAGGTCGGACGCACCTTCGGAAAAGCCATAGACCGCGAGAAAAACCGAACAGGCAGCAGCTTTGTTAAAACAAAATTGGTGTTTGGGTAAGGCTTGAAAAAAAATAAAAACTGCATATTGACAAAACAGAGCAAAGGCGATATAATAAAAACAGATAAAGGGTTTACCGTTTCGAACGGTCGACCGCAGGTTTAGACTAAATAGCCGTGACCTTTGGCAGGGGGGACGGCTGTTTTACTTTTATAGTAAAAGCGATTAAAAACAAAATTATAAGAAATATTGTTCTTATGTATTGTTTCATCGGCGCCACCTCCTTTTTGGAGATGCGGTCAACCGTCCTCGATAACCCAGTATCTGCGTGAATATTATATACAAAAGCGAATTATCTGTCAAGACATCCGAAAGGGTGTCTTTTTTGTTGCGGTTTTGAGAGGAGGAAAAAATGGACTATGCAAAAATAGGCGGTCGCAAATGGAAGGTCAAAATACTGGAAATTACCGAAAATTTCAACATCATGGACACGGACAACGCGGGCAGGGTAATTGCCGAGGGCGCTATGACACTCGACCGAATAGGCACGTTTTTCGGACATAAGGTGACGTTTGCACGGCGCGGGAATGAGCTTTCGGAATACGACGAGCTTTTCGATTACCTCGCACAGCCGCGAAACAACGGCATAAATGTGGATATGGTTCACGGTCAGACAACGATAAACTACAACGCGTACGTTTCAAGCGGTGAAAGAAAGCTGATCCGCATAGACACCGGAGACGATGCGGTATATTGGGACACGTTTTCCGCAAACTTTATCCCGATGAAAGCGCAGGTGATTCCGAAATGACGCTTGAAGGTGTAAAAATCAGATACGGAGACGTTGCCCCGGAGGCGAAAGAGAATTTTGTGCCGACCGTAACCGACAAGGCGGATTTTGTTGACCTTTCGCAGCTGCAAAAATATAATATGGACTTCCCGAACTTTGGAAATCCGTGCGAGTATGGCTCTGTATTGCTTGACAGCAGCGCGGAGCCTTTTTCGTCTTACCCGGAAAGCGAAAATATGGGTCTTTGGAGTAATCAGATAAGCGGCGCGGACGGTACCTTTGAAACGCCGATAACACTGACACTTACCGCGGAGGGGCAGTATTCCTCACAGGGTTTTACACTGACGTTTGACACATACAACAACATATTCTGCAATGACCTGACCGTGACGTGGTACAGGGCAGATACACAGCTCGAAACGGCGGATTTTACGCCGAACAGCGCGTTTTATTTCTGCCGCAAGAAGGTCGAGAACTTTGACAAGGTGGTAATGGTATTTAAAAAGCTGAATATGCCGTATAACCGCCTAAAGCTGCGCGTAATCGATTACGGCTACGGCACATTTTTCAAGGGTGCAGAACTGCGGAGTGTAAATGTTATACAGGAGCTTGACCCCATATCTGCCGAACTGAGTATTGACACAGTGGACTTCACTCTTGACAGTAAGACGGATATGGAATATTCCTTCCAGTCAAAGCAGCCGCTTAGCGTGTATTTTAACGGTCGGCTGCGGGCAACCACATTCGTGAGCCGTTCGACAAGACAGTCCAAAAACGTATGGAGAATCGAGAGCGAGGACTACATAGGACAGCTGACACGTTTAACATTCCTCGGCGATATTTACACGGAAAAGAACGCAAAGGAGCTGCTTGAAAGTATATTTAGCCAAGCAAAAATACCCGTTGAAATCGCCGACAGTTTGGCGGAAAAAACCGTAACCGGGCATATACCTGTTTGTGACTGCCGCGAGGCGGTAAGACAGATATGCTACGCAATAGGCGCAGTGGTAAGCACCGCAAACAGTGACACCGTAAAAATTTTTGAGCTGAGCAATGATGTAACACAGATTATACCACTTACGCGAATACGGCAGGGACAGTCTTTTGATGAGGATGACAGGGTTACCGCAGTGCGGGTGGTAAGTCACAGTTATGCGAAGTCAGAGGAAAGCACAGAGGTATACAATTCGGATAAGAGCGGAATGGGTGACGAAATTCTTGTGCAATTCTCCGAGCCGTTTCACGATTTGAGCATAACAAACGGCGAGATTTTGAAGAATGAGGACAATACTCCGAAAAGCTCGGCGAACTATGCGATTATCAAAGCAAATACAGGGTGTGTTTTGACCGGGAAAAAGTATGTTGACACTACGGCGGCATACACCAAACAAAACCCGATTGTTTCGGCGAGTGACCTTGAAAACATTGTCGAGGTGACGGACGCGACCCTTGTCAGTCCCGCAAATGTGAGTGATGTTCTCGAAAAAACATACAATAACGCGATAAAGAGGACAACTACACAGTTGAAAATCAACGAGGGTTATGACCATGTAAAATGGGGTGACGCAAAGTGGGGTGCATTTAAGTGGAACGGCAAACGGTTTGATACGGTTATAGAGCCGGGCGATGTGGTTACGTCGGAAACCGAATACCTTGGCAACGTAACCGGGCGGATCGTTTCCGAGCGGTATAATTGCAACGGATATATTCTTGTGAAGGAGTGTGAACTGAAATGAGCCTTAGTATGATAACGGACAGAACGGCTGCGGACATTTCGGCGGCAAATGTCCTCCGTCTGAAAATACAGTCAGGACTGACGCTGACAACAACGGAAGCAGCTGCTTTTGAGCGCGGCGCGTGTACCACGTCAATGCTGAACAGGATAGAAAATGCGCAAAAAACGCTTGCGGAGGCTCTGTGCGGCAGCGGGTACAGGGTAAGCATAGAGAATAAGACAAATTGGACTGTGACCGACATATTCAGGAACGCTGATTACAAACGGCTGCTTGAAAATATTGTCCTTCTCCGAAATGCTTTTTACACCTATTCATCTACACCCGATACACCCGGATATATCTATGGCTGGAACGAGGCGAACGATATTGAAAAGATTTTAAAGGATATTGACGACATGATTGCGGATATGAAGTCGCGTTACAGAGAATGCGGAACATTCAGCTGCGGAGAGGAGAATGATTTATGATAGAATTTACGGACAAAACGGCAACGGCGGCGGGAACGCCGATAAACCGCTCAAACCTTATGGCGCTGCAGGGGTTTCAGGCACAGACAACCACATTTTTGAAGGACGGCAGTATACTCCAAACCAACGCAGCGGGGCATACGCTGAAAACAAAGTTTAATTCTGACGGCAGCATCACCGAGGAATTTACAGGTGAAAAGAAAATAACCAAAACGACTACGTTCAATGCCGATGGCAGCATAACGGAGGTGATTTCATGAGTATATGGACGGACATGATGATTTATCAGTATAAAAATTTGGAGTTTTGTACTTCAGAGAATTCAGCAAATAAGAATTACTCGCTTTTCCCCGTTTCGGAGACGATTCCGATAAAGGAAGATACAACCGCAAGCCTTACAGAGAAGAAAATTGCAGAATTTCAGCCAAAACTTGATGGGCGGGTAACCGTTTATGTGTCTCCGACATATCATTCCGTTGACGAAACGGCAAGAATATATAATACGGTAATTATACGCGACAGCACAAATGCGGAAATTGCAAGAGCAAGAGCTGAGTGCTATCATAGCACTTCCGGCTCCTACGAGGTTGTGAAGGTTACATTTAACATAGATGTGAAAGCGTTTGAGACATATTCAATATCATATTTTGCGAATAGTACAACAAACAACGTTACACCACAGAAGGCTTCATTCTATGCGTATGTAAAACCCAAAAATTATAACAATTTTCTAATATCAAAGGAGGTCGATTAGAATGGCACAAAGCAAATATTTTCCCAATTTATCAAACGGAGTTGACGATGCCGATGTCGAACAGATAGAGGCGGCTTTTGCAGCGGTTGAAGATGACATGAGTGAAACACTTTCGGCGGCGAAGTCATATGCAGATACAAAAGCAAGCGCAGCGGAAACAGCGGCAAAAAGCTATGCCGACAGTAAATCAAACACGGCAGAGGAAAACGCAAAGGAATATGCGGACAGTATCAAACCTACAAAGGTATCACAGCTTGAAAATGACAGCGGATATTTACTCTCTGCAAATGCAGTGGGTAAAAAGGGAACTGGCGAAGGCGCGGAAATATTTAATGATTATACTAATAATCAAGCTACAGGACAATTTTCTCACGCTGAAGGTTATGGTGCAAAGGCTGAAGGGGACGCATCTCACGCGGAAGGTATGGACACGGTAGCAACAGGTCAAGGTGCGCACGCGGAAGGACTTGGAACAACCGCAAGCAGCGGCCGAGCGCACGCGGAGGGATATTCAACGGTAGCGAGCGGCGTGCAGGCTCATGCAGAGGGTTCCACGACAAAAGCTTCGGCTGAATCATCTCACGCAGAAGGCACAGGTACAACAGCATCGTCAACAGACCAACACGTTCAAGGCAGATGGAACATAGAGGACAAAAACAATAAATATGCTCATATTGTCGGTAATGGTCATCAATATGCCGCAGACCCCGCTGTGTTTTCCAACGCTCACACACTTGACTGGAACGGCGTAGGCTGGTTTGCGGGCGGTTTAAAGGTCGGCGGCAGCGGGCAGGATGATGAGCTGGCAAAGGATGTTGCGACAGAGGAATATGTTGACACAAAGCTTGCGGAAAAGGCTGACGCTTATACAATAACAACAGCCATCGAGAACAACACCCTTCTGCTTGCCGATAAGAGCGATACGCAACTTTTGTCCGCAGCGGCAGCTGCGCTTACGCTCACACTCCCCGAAACCGTTACCTCTGGTTATGAGTGCTTTTTCAGCTTTAAGTCGGGCGCGACCGCAACAACCCTCACCGTGCCGAGCGGCATAACGTGGACGGGCACGGACTGCAATTCGGGCAAGGAATTTGTACCGCTTGCAAACACCGTCTATGAGGTCGGTATCCGCTGCATTGGCTTTTCATCGGACGGCACTCCGTACCTTTCCGCGAGAGTAGGTGCGTGCTGATGAGAAAACGGTTTAACATACTTCCGACCTATCACTTCGAGGAAAACACAAACGGACAAATACGCGGCGCAGCGGAGCGCGTCCTCCGCGACTGCACGATTTACGGTAATTGCGGGAAAAATCTGATACCTTATCCATACGACAAAACAACAGAAGTAAGAAATGGAGTTACATTTACAGATAACGGTGACGGAACAATCACGGTAAACGGAACGGCCACGTCCAACACATATTTTATCTTTAATGATAAATTAAAAAATATTATTGATATTTCTAAAAAATATATTTTATCAGGAAGTTCCGGTATTCCAGTATATATTGCATTGTATCAAGACAATATCTGGAAAAAAGCCATTAATTCTACTAATGGTAAACCTGCTATACTTGATTTCCCAAACTATACTAATATCGAATATAATAGAATACTTGTTGCTACGTATGTGCCATCGGGGAAAACAGTAAATAATGCTATAGTTAAACCAATGCTTGAACTCGGTGAAACTGCAACCGATTACGAGCCGTACAAAGAGGTCGGAGATTCAGACGCAGAAAGCGGAAAATACATACTTCCCGTTACGGTAAGCGGAAAAAATCTGATATCGTATCCTTACTCAATGTCAACAACAACGCGAAGTGGCATTACCTTTACAGATAATGGCGACGGAACGGTGACCGCAAATGGTACAGCTACTGGAATAGCAAGTTTTATATGCAAATATTACAATGCAAAGACCCCAATAGTTCCTGATAAGAAAGTATACTATCTATCGGGTTGTCCTGATGGTGGCAGAACCTCTGCCTCCGTCTGGAATTACCGTATAAATGCGCAGACATGGAAGGGTTCGAGCTATGTTTATGGCTATTCGGATTTTGGCGATGGAATAACCGTTAATTTAAGAAATGCGGACTTTGACACGTTACAGGTACAGATACTAATCAACGAGGGTGCGTCTGTCGATAATCTTGTATTCAAACCTCAACTGGAACTCGGTGAAACCGCAACAGACTTTGAGCCCTACACCGCGCCGAAAACAACAAACCTTTTGCTTGACGCACCGCTCGGACCGGGTGAGAGCATAAGCTGCCGTGAAAAAGGTCTTTTGGTGCCGGAACTTGCAACAATCGACCCAAACATCACAAACTATATCACCTTCGGCTCGGAGGTCAAGCCGAGCAGTGCAAAGTATGACTACTACAAATATTAAGGAGGACAGGAAAATGAAAAATGAGAAAACATCAACCACGGAAACACCCCGTAAAACCGTACATCATAGCGGCGCACAGCGTGTCGGCGCTCCCGGCGGAATAATCAGCGAAAACCCCTCGATAAGGCTTTACGACTTTGAAACGGCGGTCGGCGCGGCAAGCGGTGACTTCCCCGAACGGTTTACCCTTCCGCGCACTGCGGAGGTCAAAAATCAGGGCGCGACCAACTCCTGTTGCGGCTGTGCAATGGCTACGATTGCGGAATACATATGGGAAAAGGAATTTTCCGAGGGCTGGAGCTACGCAAAATTCAGAACGCACTCGGGCGAGGGTCTGTATATGCAAAAGGCTCTTGATATGTGGAAGAAAATCGGCGCACTGCCGTCAGCGGACTTCGGCGCGTTGTGCGAGATGCCCGAGATACGCGAGCTTGCCGAAAAGCACCCCGAGCTTTCGGAAATCGCCGCAAAATATAAAATCCGCGGCTATGCAGGCCTTAACTACGCAATGCGCGACAAACGCGACAAGGCAATCAAACAGGCGCTTATGTCGGGAATCCCCGTGCTTGCGGCAATCACCTACATGGGCGGCGGTCACGCGGTTGCGCTTGACGGCTGGGACGATAAAAAGGACTGCTACACAATTCAGAACTCCTACGGACGCGTTTGGGGCGAGAACGGCTACGGCGAGATAAAAAAGTCGGCTCTTGACGATGTGTATGCAATCCTCTGTGATGAGCCGACACTGCCGTTTGAGGACGTAGCGCCCGACAGATGGTCGTACTCCGCGATAAAGCATATGTATATGAGCGGACTTTTGAAGGGAGTTTCGGACACCTCGTTCGAGCCTGAACGCGCAGTAACCCGCGAGGAGCTTGTGGCTGTGCTTGACAGGCTGTGCGAGAAAACGGACGAGCGGCTCGCGCGTATCTACGACATTATGAACAGTATGTCGGGAAAGGTATAGGTGGCGAAAATGCTTAACGAGGGAATTTGGATTGCGCTGATCGGGTTTGTAGGAACTGCAATAGGCACGTTCGGCGGCATTTTAGCGTCGGCAAAGCTGACAAATTACAGGCTGTCGCGGCTTGAAGAGAAGGTGGACAAGCACAACACGGTTATCGAGCGCACGTTTATTTTGGAGGAACAGATGAAGGTTGCAAACCACCGCATTGCGGATTTGGAGCATTTGAATTAAGAAAGGGGTAAGAGAAAATGAAAATCAAAACAGGGACGATAGTAAGAACGGTTGTACTGATACTCACGCTTGCGAATACGGTGCTTTCGGGCATGGGTAAAAATCCGCTGCCGTGGAGCGAGGACGAGCTTTACAGCGGAGTATCGGCAGCGGCTACGGTATGCGCCGCGCTGTGGAGCTGGTGGAAAAACAACTCTTTCACACAGGCGGCGATTATGGCGGATGATTACAAGGACGGCTTGAAGGGGCAGAGTACAAAATGAAGATAACCGAGGTAGCCTACAAATGGCACGGCGCGCTGAAAATGCGCGCCGCAACAAAGTATATAGTGCTGCATCACAGAGCGGGCAGCGGCACAGTCGAGAGCATACACGCAGAGCATATTGCGCGCGGCTGGGCGGGGATAGGTTATCACTTCTACGTCAGAAGGGACGGGAGTATATACCGCGGCAGACCGCTCGGCACATGGGGCGCGCACTGCGAGAAGTGTAATTCTACCGCGGTTGCGGTATGCTTTGAGGGAAACTTTGAGGCTGAGCAAATGCCCGCGGCACAGATAAGAGCGGGACGGGAGCTTGTTTCATATCTGAAAGGAATATACCCGAACGCTGCGGTAAAGCGGCATAAGGATTTTGACGCGACCGCGTGTCCGGGCAGAAATTTTCCGTTTGAGGAAATCAAAAAGGAGGCGGGATATGTGAAAACAGA